TGAACTTCAGGGGCTTGAGTTCTGTCTTCAATCATTTCGTTGGCCCACTCGCGTAGACCTTTTGACATCTTCACGAATACAGTCGGATACGTCGCTGCGCATTCGCGGAGTGGCCTTTTCTTGCCGATATTAGACTTGATGACTTCGCATGCAAGCTCAATATCTGTCCGCTTCCCCTGGCCTTTCGGAGGGGTCCCGCGTTCCCAAGGGCCATCCTCGCGAGTATCCTCTTTTTGACAGTAATCGATAGCACAGGGTAACTTCTTGACTTTCTGTATATGAGCGGTAGGATACAGTTTCTTGATAACACCGAAATGTACAGCATTGGCAAAAACAATCGTAGCCTGTATATGCGGTGTACCAGAAGCCCCTTTCTCAAGCTGCCATACCGCGTATTTTTCAGAGGGATGCTTCGGTAATTCGGTAGATTCAGGATTATTGATCGTCAAAAACCAGTTGCAAAGTTTAACCCCGGATGGTACGTCACAAGTAAATTGGTCGACTTCAGACATTTTTTATTTTGTTGCCAGGATTTCTTTTTTCGATTGCTTACGCGCTTGCTGGAAAAGCCTTGGCAAGAAAGTTGTTGGCAAGGAAGTGGCGTGGTAATACTATGCACGCCACTTGATCCTTGGGATTATTTTATGAGATTTCTAGTGAATCTTCACTGTACGTACGGGAAAGTTCGGCCATTCTAGCAGGTGAGAATGGCCTCCATTCCCGTACTGGTCACGTGGCAAAACCACTGTTATTCCGCTTCGCGGATTTGGATTATGCACAGATTTGGATTTTCCGGGACCTGCTCGAGCTCGGCTTCGCCTCGCCAGTTTAAAACTAAAGATTGGATCTTCCGATAAAGGAAAGGATCTTTCTAGTCTACAGACTTATGGGTTATATCCAGTTTTATGTCGTAGGAGGGGTAAACTGCGTTTGTAGGTGCTACGTTCGGTCCCTGATACTGGCATAGAGCCCTGATCATTAGGTAAATACGGGCTTTCGGTTCAACTTTCGTAGAAAATGTATTCGGACCAAATATCTGGTCATTCGGTACATCTTGAACGTTCATATTGGTTAAGTCGTTAATCCTTCCCCAACGATAGGTCTGTTTCCTGTTAAAATACATGGAAAAGTCCACGTGTCGCATACGACAGGTCAAATGATCCTCGTTAGATTCGGGTGAATCCATTATATATTCTACAGTTTTCAAAACTTTAATATTTTTCCGTAATTCCTTACGAGGTCCTGTTTCAAGAGGGCTAAATCCATAAGGTCTAGCCATAGCCTGCCAAAATGCGGTATTTTCATTTGAAGTAGCGTCCCCAATACCAGGTGTAACTTCTTCGGATAGTTGAACTATCTGTATACACCATTTGGTACTCCGCTGTTGGGGTCCGTTCAATACCATAGTACAGCGAACTTTTTCTAAAATGTCGTCTGTACCTGGACCTTGATAATTCTGTAAATTCAGGTCCTTTATCTTATCTGTATATGTAAGATGTGGATTGTAATTTGGACTAAACAATCCTGCGCTTTGATCTAAGCCTGTCGCGGTAGTTGCTGCATTATTCACGTGGGTATACCACTTAACAGCACCTGATGACGTTTCGTTATTAAATCCTAATTCGTAGAAAGCAGCTGGGAATTTAATGTCTGCTGCTTGTCCCTGAGGAACTCCGTTCAATTCCCATAGATGAACAGGTTGTATTAAATCAGTACCGCCGGCTCCAGACTGATTCGACCGAATCATTAAATTACCTGACCCGCGATTCCATGGCCCGTAGTTATATATACTGAATACTGTCGTATTCAAATTCATACGGGTTGCCTTCCTAGTTAGTGCCGCGATTGTCGCTGGTTTTCCATATTTTGCTCGCGACTTTTTATAATCTGCCAGTCCCTGGTCTTTCGCGTCTGTGTACATTCCACTAGGAGTTTTTCTTACACTTTCAGAAAAAGAACGTTTAGGAGATTTATTAGACATGCGGCGCACGGCAGCATAACCTCCAGCAACTGCTCGCGCAGCTTCCTTAAGAATCGCATTCTTTTGTTTCGGGGTGTATGCTTGCATACGCCTGCGGTTCGAACGCCGAGGGGCTTTTTTGCGTGAGTATGCCATGGCATGTATAAATTACATATAGAGAATATTTTTGGTAAAAAAGGACGAAACAGGAACAGGCTCTCTAGGACGTTCTATTTCAGTCACAGGCATGACATCCTCATCCTCATCTTCTATGACTATGTCTTTGGCAACTTCTATAGGTTCTTCACCGTATACAACACATTGGTAAACCTTGGTAATTCGGCGAAGTAGCTGTTGAATACTGTCGCGCTTAGTGCACTGCTGTGGATACCACATAGCAGGTGGTACGGGAGATGTAAATGCTATCTTGGTAGCAACGAAATTACAAAACCCATTTTTAACTTGATGTTCATGAGTATAACGATCAAGGATTGATAACATCTGGGCATACGGTAACTGTCCACGGTATTCTTCAAAAATAGCTTCTTGTTGACCGAGATATCCGTCAAACCATTTTCCTTTCGCAGGATTCCAGATCCAGGCTTCAAGTAACTTTGTCCGTGCGACACTGCTTTTACCTGCACCAGTAGCTCCAAAATAGACGTGAACTTCAGGGGCTTGAGTTCTGTCTTCAATCATTTCGTTGGCCCACTCGCGTAGACCTTTTGACATCTTCACGAATACAGTCGGATACGTCGCTGCGCATTCGCGGAGTGGCCTTTTCTTGCCGA